TGCCGCCCGTGCCCGGGTTGAACGTCGCGAGAAGCACGGTGTCGCCGGCGAAATACTTGTCGCCGGAAAGGTTGCCGGACGTCACCGGGCCCTTGTAGCCGGCCGTGCCGATGGCCGTAGCGGCGGCGGCAGCGAGGCCGGACGTGTTGCCGGCGATGCCGATGTCGAGCGTGGCGCCGGTGCCGTTGAACGCCTCGGTCACGTCGATGATGGCGGCCTTCACGAACGCGCCACGCGGGACGCACACGATCTCGCGGGAGCCGGCAGCGTTGCCGAACAGGATGACGTGCTTGGCGCCGTGCCAGCAGTTCTGCACCGTCGTCGGTGCTGGCGCTGCCGGCATCAACGTCGCCCCGGTGTTCATGCTCGGCCAGAACGCGGTCGCGGTCTGCTACGGCCAGATGTGGAAGCCGACCGAGCGCAAGGAAGACGATTACGGCTTCCTGAAGGGCCGCGGCATCGAGGCCTGCTACGGTCTCGGTAAGGTCTTCAAGCGGTTCCAGGACAACGCGAACCTGCTCAAGGACTGGTCGGTCTATACCGCCTATTTCGCCTCGATCGACGACGCATAAGCCTGACGGGGCGCCCGAAGGCGCCCCTCCCACATCTCCCGTTCTCTGATCTGAGGCAGTCAAATGGCTCTCGAAAACAAGGCCCGCGTCTACCCGCAGAATTGCTGGCACGGCGCCAAGCACGTCATCGTCTTCGGCAACGCTGCCGGCTCCCGCGAGATCGTGTGCGTCCCGCGTGGCGCATTCGTCAAGGCCGCCATCGTCGACGTGACCGAGGCGTTCAACGGCACGGGCGCCACGCTCGACATCGGCATCGCGGGCAACACATCCGGCCTTGCCGCCGCCGCTAATACGGCCATCGGCACCGCCGGCTACAAGGGCCCAGTGACGTCCGGCGCCCTCGCTGGCGATAAGTATTTCGCTAGCGACACCGTGCTCCTCGCGACGTTCAATCCGGGCACGGGCGGCACGACTGGCCGCGTCGCGATCACGATCGAATTCTACCCGCAGCAGGACTGACCGCCATGCCGAAAATCACCTTCCTCGACCCCGAAGACACCGGCAGCGTCCAGTGGCACGGCAAGTCGTTCGCTCCGAACAAGGCCGTGCCGGTCGACGGCGACGCGGATGCGGCCCTGATCGCGGCTGCCTCGGCCTCGCCGGGCTTCTGGAAGGTCTCCGGCCTGTCCGGAGACGACAAAGACGCTGCCGACCAAGCCGCGGCTGAGCAGAAGGAGAACGACGAGCGCGCCGCGGCCGCGCTGCGAGCCGACGAGGAGGCTGAGCAGGCTGCCGCCGACGCCGAGCGTGCCGCGTCCGAGGAGATCACGATGCCGGGCAAGACCGAGGCCGCGAAGGCCGAGGCGCCCGCTGTCAAGAAGCCCGGCGCCCGCTGATGCCCCGAACCCTGGCGGAACTTGCGCAGCGCGCGCTCTCAATCCTCAACGAAGTCGGCGCCGGCCAGCCCGGAGCCGCCGAGGATCTGGAGCTTGCGCGGCGTGAATCTGCCGGGGTTCTCGCTCGGCTGTTCGAGCGCGACGTCACCGCATTCGAGGTCTCGGAGCCGATTCCGGAGGCCATGTTTCAGCCCATCGCCATCTGCCTCGCGAACGCCATCGCGGACGATTTCGCGGTCGACAGCGAGACCGCGTCACGGATTGCCGCGCGCACCGAGGCCGCCGAGCGCGAACTGCGCTTGCTCAAGCGGGGGCGCCCGTCGTATCGTCCGCAGTGCTCGGAGTATTTCTGAGGCTGGGAGGACGAGCGTGAACGACCTGACGGCTGCCGATATTCGCCTGCTCCTCTCATGTGTGAAATGGGCGATCGTCTTGCCGGCTCAGCGCCATCGGATTGAGGGCGCCCTGACCGCCCGCCTAGCGAAATTGGGCGCCTAGTGGCCGCGATCGTCTTTCCGCAATCCTCATCCCCTGGCGAACGCCCCGGCGAAGGTCAGGGGCGCCTCGTCAACGCGATGGCGGTCGCGGACGGCAGCGAGATCAAGTTCGACAACGTGCCCGGCCTGCAGGCTGTAGCCGACCTCGGCCGCGGTGGTCCGCGGGGTATGCTCGTGGCTGGCCCTCTGCTGTATGTGGCCGTGCAGGACCGCCTGTTATCCATGAATGGCAACCTCGTGCCGACGAACCTCTTGCGCGGCTTGGCGGGCGAGCAGCCGGTCTCCATGGCCCGCAACAACAAGGCGCCGCGGCCTGACGTGGTCGCCGTGACTGAGAACGGCGCTTACGTGGTCTCTGCGGACGGCGCGTCGGTCCAGGACTACCCCGATGACACGGTGGGCTTTCCGACCGACGTTGCCGAGCTCAACGGCTACCTGATTTTCGCTTATCAGGACGCCACGATTCGAGCGACCGGTGAGGGCGCGAATCCGCAGAACTCGCTTGTGCTGAACGAACTCTCGAAAACGATCGACCAGAGCCGCGGCGGCGGCATCCTGCGCGGCGTGGTCAAGGATGGCGTGTACGTCGCGTTCAAGGCGAACTCGATGTCGTTCTATCGCGACGTCGGGACTTCGCCGTTTCCGCTTACCCGGGCGACCGAGGCCGTGGACGTGGGGTTGTGGGGCAAGTGGTGCCTTGCCGGCAACGACGCAGGCTGGGACGGGCCGCTGTTCTGGATCGCGCAGGACGGCTCCCTGCGCCGCCTTGCCGGCTACCAGCCGCAACGGGTGTCCTGGCGCCCGTTCGAGCTCGCCGTGTCGCGCACTGTCGACCGCCAGTCGATCCGTATGTGCGTCTACACGTTCGAGGGCAATTCCATCCTGTCGATCTCGGGGCTCGAATGGACATGGGAATACAATGTTACGACGGATCGATGGCACGAGCGCGAATCCTACGGCTTGAAGCGGTGGCGCGCGCAGTTCAGCGTGAATGCGTTCTCTCGGTGGCTGCTCGGCGATACCATCAGCGCGTCGCTGCTGTCCTTGGCGCCGCAGAGCAGACAGGAGGCCGGCGAACCCCTGGTCTGGACCGTCGAGGGCGTGATGCGGGATTTCCCGACGAACGCTGTGGTGCCGACGTTCCACCTGAACATTTCGACAGGTGAGGGCCGCGAGTTCGCCGCGAGCGATCCTGGCCGCGATCCGCAGGTCGGCGTCGCGTGGTCGCTGGATGACGGCGCCACCTGGTCAGAGCCGCTCTTGCGCGATATCGGCCGGCAGGGACAGCGGGCGCTATCCGTGCGCGTTAACCCGCGGGTTCGGGCTCGGGAGCAGGGTTTCCGGTTGCGTCTTGAGATTTCGGACCCGGTGGATTTTCTGATGGGCGCCGCGGTGGTGCCGTCGTTGCAGGGGAGGGGGAGCAGATGACGTTCTTTTTTGGCATGTTCTGCGGCGTCGCCGCCATCGCGATGCTTCTGGTCATCGTTGGGGTCTGCCTGCTGATCTCCAACATCGGCATGTTCTTTCGATGATCCCCGCCGATTTCCCCGACCCGCCCAAGCCGCCGCCGGCCAACGTTCCCGTAACTGACGTGGCGTGGTACGACTATGCGGTCGACCTGCAGCGGTATCTCGTGCGGCTGGTCGCGGCGCTGAAAGGCTGAACGATGGGTATCTTTGACGCGCTGACCGGAAACGCCAGCAAGAAGGCGACGAAGGACGCAGCCGCGACCCTCGGCGCCGCGGCGACGACCGGAACGAACACGATCTATGCCGGCCGCGATCTCGCAAACGGCGTCCTCGAATCGGGCCAAGGCATTCTGGCGACTGGCGGCGACGCGGCGCGTGGCGACCTGCAGGGCGGCGCGGCCAACGCAACCGGCCTGCTCGGTCAGGCCGGTGCGGTCTACGATCCTCTCGTGCAGGGAGGCGGGGCGGCTTATCAGAAGCTCCTCAACGCGACCGGCGCGAATGGTGCTGCGGGCTCGGCGCAGGCGGCGACGGATTTTCGCGCGGCGCCGGGGTACGAGTACGCGCGCGACGAGGCTCTTGGCGCCGTTTCGCGAGCCGCTGGAGCCCGTGGCGATCTTGCCGGCGGCAACGCAACTACGGACCTGCTGCGGACCGCGACGGGTCTCGCCGACCAGGGGTATCAGCAGTACATCAACAACCTATCTGGGCTGCAGGGCGGCTATACGACCGGCCTCGCTGGACAGGCGGGCGCGCTGACGGGTCAGGCTGGCGTCGCCGGTAACCTGGGCTCCGCACTGGCCGGCGTCGATCAGCAGACCGCGCAGGGGCGCGCAGGGCTCGCCGCGACGATCGCGGGCAACAACTATAACGCTGGCACGGCATCGGCTGGCATCGGGAACCAAGCGGCCCTCGGTATCGCCGACACTCTGCAGAAGGGCGCGAAGGCCCAGGAACAGGCGAGCGCGAACGTCCTCGGCTTGGGATCAAACCTGATCGGTGGTATCGCCAATTTTGCAGGCGGGGGCGGCATCTCGAACCTGTCCAAGCTGTTCGCGTAGGAGCATCCATGTCTGGCGGCGTCGCGGTCGATTTTTCTGCACTCTCGCGCGCCGGCACGTCTCTGGCGGCCGGTCTTGAGGAATCTCGGAAGCAGACGCTCCTGCAGGCCCTCGGTGGGCAGGTTCAGGCCGGCGATTATGCGGGCGCGGCCAAGACTGCGTTTGATGCGGGCGACCTGCAGACCGGCCTGTCGCTGGTGAAGCTCGGCGACGCCAAGGCGCAGACGGCCGATTTCCAGCGCCAGTTCGGCGGCGGTCTGGCCGGCGTCCTCGGCGGGACGGTCGACCCGAGCACGGGCACGCCGGCTGCTCCTTCGCCTGCGGCTCCTGTTGCGCGCGGCCCGGCGTTCACGGATGCGGGCGGTGTGGCTGGATCGTACCTTGCGACCCTGCGCGGCAAGGAATCCGGCGGCAGCGCGACGGCTAAGAACCCGAACAGCAGCGCGACCGG